TCATTCTTTGCGGCGTTTGTCATTGCCCTGATAGAAAAGGCAACCTTCTTAGCCTCGCCATCTGTGTTCGATTTTGCTTTTGCTTTTGCCATACTTACTCCTTCATAGAGTATTATAGCAAACAAAAAAGCCCCCTTTCGGAGGCTTTGTAATTGATCAAGTATCTTCTATCGAGGGTTTCTATCTGGCCTTCGAATAGTTCCACCATGTAGCTCAAATTTAGAGAAGACATCAGGCCAGACATATTCAGGTCCAAACGCAACTGCCAATGGGCGATTATTAGACTCAAACCAATCAGGTTCAAAAAAAGCATAGTAAGGAATACCCTTATTCTCAGCTTCCACGATTGCTAGGTCAATTTCTTCAGAGGTTCCGACGCAAGTAACATTACGATACGAATTTTTAATCCAATCAATGCGTTTAGTATTGGATTCAGATGAAGGATCGAACTTAATGCTTTCATTGTTAATCTCGCCTGCGGCAATAGATCCTGCCGCATATGCACAGTGTACAGCACCATTGATTCCGAGTCCAACAGGGGCACTAGAATCAACAACCACGTACATCTTAAGAAAATCAAACTTACTTTTGATCCCGGAATTGCCAATTACCGCGCATTCCTTAGAATCAATTTCAAAAACATTAACTCCATCACACACTCTAACAATTCCTTCAACTTCATTGGAAATTGCAGTGAGTACATTAGGACATAGATTAGAAATAAGTCTATCTAGAGTATGTATTTTCAATGTTCTACCTTTCGCATGTATTTTGCCATGAGGTCCATGTTTCCCTCGAAGATGTTACCCCATCCCATGACTTCGAAGATTTTAGATAGCGGTTTTCTAAACACTTTCTCGAATTGAGTCTCGTAGTCTATTACGAAATACTTATTCAAGAATTCAGGCCAGCTATCTGTATTGAATGTGACTACTTCTGTTTCGAACTTATTTGGCATTTTGACGTAGATCCATTTGGCTTTAGTGCCTTCGCTGATCTGCTCATAACCTGAATACTCGTCACTACTATCTATCACCGCATTAAATGCGTTAGCTCCTTTTCGAGGGGCTGGCATTACTCCGTTTTTCGCCGCATCTAGTGTGTTCACCGATACTGGCTTCGAAATTACTACAATGTTCTTCGGATCTTTGAAGTCCTTTCGGTATTCTCCAATTTTCCTGATTATTTCGTCTTTTGGAATGTCATTGAAGAGCATTTCTAGAAGTTTCTTGATGTGTTCCTTGCTCCATGTTGGAGTATCGGATTTCACCAGTTCGACTCCGACGGGCTTGAATCGCTTCTCAAAAGAAGAGTTGATCAAGTCGTCACCTTCGTCGTATTGAAGATAACAAATGTAGTGCGCTCTCGTCAACTCAATTAAATGGTTACAGCATTTTTCTAGCTTCAGCCATAGACGATTCTCACGGTAGTTGTTCTCGGTAGCCCACTTGTTAAGGATCTTCGTCCTAACGTCACCGAATACACAGTGTTCAAATCTAAGAGAAAATTCAGTTAGAGTCATTTCTGACCATGAACCATCTTCCCATCGACTTTGTAGAATGGAAGATACCGATTTATCGCAGTCAGGTGAATTAGGGTTCGAGTATCTATCTAAAAGAGCCTTAAATTCCTCTTCACTCCTCTTACGGCCTATGAAAGGCGAGTAAATATCCGAGAAATCCAAGAAGAACGAGTCAGTGTGAGCAAGTACTAATCTCTTGTATTTTCCTAGAGTATCCTTATCATCTTGAGCGGCTATATACGAATCATCAAGAAGTCCCTTGATCTGGACATTTGCATACTCACCGAATTCGTGCTTAAATCTTTCACTCTTAGGAAGAGCGGTATCAAACCACTTAATGATGTAATCAATGCAATATTGAATCAAATAGCGACCAATACCAGTGACAGATGCTGCATTATCTACATCATAGAACTGAAAGTGTCTATTTCCAAGCAAACCGTAAATAGAGTTTGCGTAAATCTTATATGCCTCCTGTTTTCTCTTATAAAATGCAGCTAGTTCTGGATCGTAATTTTCTTTATCTGATGGATTAGAGTGAACCTTTTGGAGCTTTTTGTATTTGTCTCGGTCATCCACAATCATTGATACGATTTCAGGAATAATTCCCTGAACTTCATTGTTATACCATACGTCTTTGATGACAGATCTAGAATAACTACCATCAGGTGGAACAGGACCTTTGAATTTAGTCTCTGTAGAGATATTAGCCGATGCTAGAATAGATGGATACATGGCCTTGAAGTCGTATGAGACGACCCATCTATATGGACCCGGATTCGCTACAATATAAGCACCTTCATATGGAACATGCTGTTGCTCTCCGGGATTTGGAATTACCAATCCTTTCGAGTGCATATAGTTGAGCATAAATCCTAGAACGACTCTTTTGGAAATGAAGAAATATTCCAATGGAATTCTAGCATCTGCGCAAACGCTTATTAGTGATTCTATGAAGTGTTTTTGATACTCCATTTGAACTAAAAGTTCTACGTCTATTACGTTATAGTGAGTAAACTTAGCCCATCCATTTTGGCCCTTTTTATACAATCTAAGTCCATCTGGACCAAGATCAATCTTAGTAGAGCCAACTTCGATACTCGCAATTGTACCTAATTTGTAATTCTCTTGCTGTTTGAGGTTTGCCTTTTTATATGTAGGCAGCATATCTAGAACAGACAAGCCTGCGATAACAGGAATCAACTCTACTTTTTTGTAATCATTTAGCTTTTCAACCAGATATACTCTACGAACAGGGGAGAATTTACGATGACATTTAAGTCCCAGATTTTCACATCTTTTTACTAGATAAGGAACGTCGAAGGTCAAACAATTCCATCCAGACACTATATCAAAATGTTCTTGATCGAAGTATTCAAAAAAGGCTTCTAATAGCTCTTCTTCAGTTTCGCATGTAACGTATTCGTAATTGTGTTGATAGCCAAGTTTATTAGCCGCCTTGGATTCAAACGTAATAGTCTTCTTTTTCTTCACATAAAATCGAGTTTTCTTAACGAATAACCCATTTTCATCTAATTCTTTGTATTCCTCATGTCCATCAGGAAAAACTCCACGCTGAATATCTTCATCTGTAATATATTCGTGTTCTACGAAATCTTTCTCAAGTCCAAAAGTAATGAATTTATTTGATTGACTTCCATATGCGGTAATAAGATTAACCCTGCGAGCCGCTAGTGTAGGTTCTGGGAATCCCTTATCTACCTCAACCTCAATGTCGAAGTAGCATACATTAAAATCCTTGAAGTTGAACTTCAAGTTATCAACATCCTTGTAATATTCGGCTATGAATCTAATTTCTGGCTGAATATCTGCTTCGCAGTTTCGGACGTTAGCGTTCATCTTATTCCGCTCGTCCATGGATGTATCATATACAGGACGAACAGGAATCCCGTCCACTGTCCTCATAGTTGCATTAAGTGCATTCGGTGCGATTTCGTATGACTTGCACTTGAAATCGTATATGTTATATGCACCATCGGTAGTCCATAGGTGCATTTGGTTATTTTTTCTGTCTAACCAGACATTCTTAAACATTGACATCTTAGCGCCTGTTTTCTGAGGGGTATTCTCTCACCCCTATGATAGCAAGCGCATAGGATCAGCGGAACAATTCAGGCTTAACCTTGAATTCGTATCCAACTAATGACTTATTTCTAGGATCTCTTTCAACAACAACCTCGAAATATTTAAGAAATGCTTTATTGTGTTCTTCAACAGCTATCTCAATAAGCCTTTTTAGGTAATTAAGATCAGCAAGTCCCGGAGTTCTACCTTTCAAATGACTCTTGAATCGATCAAATACTTTAGATTCAGCTAAAAGAGTATGAGCGTCTCCGATCATTTCTGCGAGATCACTCAATATTCTCTTCTCTAGAGTCGCAATTTCACTAGTTACAGTGTCCTCTGCGGCCTTATCGAATCTTTCCTTACTGACTCTCTTACCGGAAGAAGCCATCTACGTCAATCCTACCCTTGAACTGATTATACTGTTCGTGTTCAGGGTTTAACTGAACTCCGTTAATTCCATCACCAAAGATTTTAACGATGTTGAGTAGATTATTCACGTCATCAAGCCATCTAGTAGCAATTGCGTCATACTGAATCTTCAACTCTTCGTTGAATACATCCTTATTCCTCAATCTAGATATAGTTTCCTCAATGTCTTCAGCCTTCTCGAAATTGTTTCTGACGAACTGATATGGACTAGTTCCATCTTCAAATGCCTGACCAATGAAAATGGCTCCAACTGCAGCCGCTTCCAAATAGCGAAGATCACTCTTTGCCGTATTAAATAGACATTGCTGAAGAGGTCCTATCACAAAGTCAGGACGTAGCTGACGAAGCGCATAGGGGTATTCGGTTGCTGAATAGTGAGGCATGATCTTGATCTTGCCTTCCTTCGCTGGCTGTTGTAGATAATCAGGAAGAGTCAACTTTCCATCCGCTCTACGACCTACACCCATGAAGATAAAATTGACATTATCTAAATTACGAAGAATGAAATCCTTAACGGGACCTTCAAAGTCACCATTCGACTTACCATAGTGGTAATTCGTTCCATTATACAATATTGTTGGGCGCTCAATGTCCTTTAGACGGTATCTCTTGCTAACGTCTGTTCCATAATATGCCTTTGGTAGCAAGTTAGGAACGACGGTGATGGGAGTTTCTACACCCAAGTCAATCAATAGTAGCTTTAGGTTTTCGGTTGAAACAACAACTTCATCGACCTTGCGGAGATTGTCTAGCAATGTCCTAGCATTATCAATGGTGAATGACCCGTGAAGAGGGTGCCATTCGGGATATTCGAATACATAGTCGTCAAGTTCAGCGATCAGCTTATACTGGTACTTCTCTTGATACTTCTTGTATACAAAAATCTCATATGTTCTATTGTCTTCATATGGATTCTTAAACCAGAATGCTCTCACAAAAGGAAGAATATCTTCCTGAGTGATAATCTGATTCTGTACCATACACTGAATCTTTCCAGTATGTCCAAAATGAGCATTGATTGAATTGAACGGAAATATCATTCTGAACTGAGCAGAACCGCTAAAGTCAGAAGTATATCCGTAGATATATGGCTTTTCTACAAGTGCAACAGGTCCAATTGCTTCGGCAGTTGGAACTGAGACTGTAGCTTGCAAGGTGTCCTCAGGTGAAGCCGGATTAACCATCACGGTCTTCGACAGATAATTCTCTGCAGTGTTGTTTATTCCGCTCAATAGTGAATTACTATGTGTCGCAAGAACCTGAGCACTGACCTTTTCTATCATCTTAGGTGTGATAAGTTCCTCAACATCCTTAATCTCTTTACGGAGACTAGCAATCTTCTTATTGGATGTTGCATTGCGGGCTGCGCCTGAGTATCTATTTTTGCGATTCTTTGACATATAATTATTCTAACACTAGCCGCTAATGCTGGCGCGAATTTCTTCAATGACCTCTAGCACCATTTCCTCGTCGTCGTATGGATTTGCTTCTAAGAATACTCTTGTCATTGAAACCATATTTTCGCTGTAAATTGCAACACTCATATCTTCGAAAATCTTGACTTCTTCAGGTGTTTTGTCTGAATTGATTTCGTCTACGCTGTCAATTACCTTCAAATATGCCTTATATGAAACAGGATTCTTAGATAAAACTTCCTTTTCTATGATATACAATTCATCTTCAGTAGTTCCATCTATATACTCTAATTCAACAAAACAATTCTGTAAAGTAGGATATTTCTCTATATCAGATCTACTCTTTAGTTTAACAAATCGACTAGATGAAGTATTTTCAATAAATTCTCTCTCATTTGTTACTACATCCAAAATATGAAAACCTTTTTTCTCAGTAGCATCTGCAAATGTCAATTGGAATGGTGTTCCAACGTAATGAATACTGTGTCCATTCAACTCACGATAGCTTTGTGTGTGGAAATGCCCTGATATTGTATTTTCAAAATTATTGAATAGTATATCAGGATTCATCCCATTTGTGCATATGGAACCTGCTTCAAAAGGAAATCCAACGGTTTCGAAATGCCCTACAACATACTTAAACTTTCCAGATACTTTATTTACATTCTCCTCAAAAGATTGACTCATTGTGCTTGTGAGCCAAGGTACTAAGAGGAACTTCACACCTTTTATTTCCATTGGTGTTATTTTAGTGATGGCCGTTACGTTAGGTTTTGACCAAATATTAGACAATGACGTAATTGTTAGATCGTCTTTATAATAGGTATCGTGATTGCCTTGAAGAACGATACATTTGAAGTTTTTGAGTTCATTCTGAAACAAACCTTCAACAAATTGAGCTATCTTAGAATCAATTCTCCTACGCTGATCATACAAGTCGCCAGTGAAGATAATTGTATCGATCCCTCTTTCCGTCAATACTGGGATTAATGTTTCAGTAAAGAAACGCTTCTGTGACTCAAACAACACCTCAAACTTAAGAGAATTGTTTGGCGCGATACCTAAATGAAAATCACCGACTATTGCTATTTTACTCATGTACTTATGATAGCTTCTAGTACACGTACCTGCTCAGAGATTCGTCCCATTTGAGTAAAAATTCTATGTTCGAATACTTGATGAGGTCTGACTTTACATCATCTATGATCTTATCTACAACAAAGGCATGATCCATATAATAGTACGATATTCCACCTGCACGTTCCCACATTGCACAGTTTTCAGAATCATCGTCTATTAGAATATTAGGGCATATTCCATTTTTAGCATACTCGAAGCGATCCTTATTGACTAGAACTCTATCAAGATCAGCATTTTTGAAACCAAGGTGAGTCCTTTTTCTACACCATTTCAATTTACCCATCTCCATCGTAAGATCACCCTCAATAGATCCAGTAAATATGTATGGCTTGAATGGCTTAAGGCTACGCCACAAAGCATCTGCGCATCTAGTTTTCGGAACCTTAGCCCAATAATCTAATTTCTGATTACTCATTCGCTTATGCATATATTTCCTGATTATCGATCTCTTACGATATACTTCAGGAGATATTTCAGAAATAGAAATACCTTTACTTCTCATATCATAGTAATTAATCTGAGCAAAATATCTATAAAAGTCACTCAAAGTGCCTTCTAGATCTATGAATATTCTAGGACTTGAATCCAGTTCCCTGTATTCAAATGTTTTTTTCGGAACAATCAGCATTACTGAAACGGATTACTATCCCAATCTAATCGATCTACGTTCAATTGAGTGTATCTATCTTCTCCGTCGTTATTATCGTCGTCAAAAGAGTCCTGATTATATTTCATCTTCTCTTCAAAGCTCTGACTATTATCCGAGATAGCCTTTTCTTCTTTAATCACTGCGATGAAAGCGTTGTATGCATACTTTGTCAGATAATTGAATGGGTTTCTCTTTACCTGATCTTCAAAATCCCGTAATAGTGTTTCTGGCCACCTACCAAAAATCTCTTCTCTGAAAGTTTCCTCATTAAAAATTGGAGAAGTAATAGTCATTCCTTTAACTTCATCACTCATTAGGTCAATCAATACTTCTGGATTGTTTAGCTTACGAAAATCATATTCAAATATCTTACGACCCATTTTGGTCTTTTCTTTACCATTCGGGGTCTTTATCTTAACTTCTAGTAGACTATTGTAAAACTTCTGATATGAAATTCCACGAGTGTTCAGCCAATCTTGAAGTACGTATGTCTTCTTCCTAAAAAGCCATCTAATCAAAAATTCAAGAGTATTTACATAGTTGATATTATATCCGTGGGCGTATCTGCAGATATGCTCATGTGCCCTAGACTTCATATCTTCATTCCATCCATTATAATACGATCTGAATTGGGCACCTTTACTATATTCTTCAACTATCTGAATAATATTAAGACCTAATTTTCTACCTATTTCATGATCGGGATTTATGCTTCGCATTATTACATATTCTCGAAGGTTGGCTTCAAGCACTTCAGGATCAATGTAATATTTCGGGGTTACTTCTTTCTTAGCCTTCTTAGGCTTATTCTTAGCTTCTAACTTTCTTTTAAGACTCTCTTCAAAATCTAGATATTCATTCAAGTCAGATGAAGTCTCGGAGTTTTCTATATCGCTCATATCACACCTCTTTTATATTATTTTAGCAACATTATATTAAGAGGAGTTAATCCATCTAAATTCTTCAAGCTGAGTAATGGATTGAGAACCTTACTGTTTTTACGACGCACTATGTTAAATAGCTCAAGCAGGCCAATCTTACAATCAAATGAGTAACTTGCGTAGTGTAAAAAAGTATCTCCTAGAATGTCTTTGAAAACATAACCAGAATTATCTAATAAAACTTCCTCGCAATAAAGAGGGAATGTATCATAAAAAGTCTCTACTAGATCATCTTCACAAAATAATTCAAAGAATCCTGTATAATAGCTCATTAAGACATTGCTCATAATCTGTTCACTTGTCATATTCCACTTACTCATTTTATTAGTAGAAACCCTAATCATACTTGAGTAATACGAATCAGTCTCTGTAATTCGTAAATGATAGTCATGGTATGGCGATTCGGAGGACTCAAATACGAGTAATGGATTTTCTTTAACATATAGTTCATTAAACAATTTAGCGTAATCATTCATCGTCATCGTCATCTCCACCCATAATATCATCGAATGACTTATCACTCAACTCTTCAGGTGAATCTTCATCTTGATATTCTTCATCAGACCCAATTTCAACATCTTCCATAAAGAAATCTTCAAGTTCTACTGGAATATTGCACCCCAAATATGCATTAGCTACTTGAATGGCTGAATCTACATGCAATCTATCAAATACACAACCAACGAATCGATTGTTTATTATTTGAGCATTCTTCATGCTAGAATTCATAAACTGCGACACGCTTATTATTGTTCCAGCTAATGTAGCTCTTTTCATTGAACTTGATTCAAACTCTACCTTATGCATACTACCTGATACTAAAGTCATTCCGTCCATTTCACAATTATAGTAAGATACAATATGCTGGACACAGTCGAAGAAACTAGCCCCTTCTAGATTACAATCGATGAATGTAACTCCAAAGAAACCGACTTTATTAAAATTTGAATCACCTAGATCACAGCCATTGAATTGACACTCTACAAATTTACCTGCCGAAAAATACCATGCAGGAATTATACAGTCAATGAAGCTACAGTTACTAAAAACACAACCATCCATAACCGTTCCAGGTAAATCACATGAAGTGAAATCGATCCCGAAGAACATGTAACTCCGAAAAGATTTACCATAGTCAACCGAAACTTCAGATATTCCGCGCCTAATAGATGCAATTATTCTTCCAACCATGTTAGGATCTGATACTGGTTGGCTTTTTTCATCAGAAGAATCAAACTCTAATACATTTACCAAATTAATTGGGTTTTTAAGTAATGATTCGTGAATTGTTTTTTCACTCGGCTGACTATAATTATAGTCATTCATTGCTACTATTAAGGACCCAATATCAATATTGAATTCTTCAGCTAATTGCATATTCCATTGAAAAGAAGATAATCTGAACAGATCCGAAATTAAGGTATCTTCATTTCTCATAAATGCCTCCTATAATATTTAGTATCAAAAACTCTTAACTTCTCGCAGGACACTAAATTGATTCTTTAGTTCAAGCTCATATAATGCATCTAAATTGTCATATAGAATATCTTCTTGTTTATGAGTAATAAGAACAATACTCTTGTTATCCTTATCGGCCACCTTTCGAATGGAATCTACTGCGGCTGAGAATCCCTTGGCGTCTAAGCCCTCATCCGCGAATTCGTCTAACATTAGTGTATTACACTTTATGTTTCCAATACGTTTCACAAGGTCTACCATGGCAAAAAGAATGGCCAGATTGATTCGAGTCTTCTGACCCTTCGACATCATGGAATGCTTCTGACCTAAACCCTTTGGAGCAGTAAGCGTATGATTGAAATATTCATCAAACTCAACAGTAACGGGTAAATCGAATCTGTCGAGGTAGAATGCTATTAGTTTATTGAGTACTGGCATAAACTCGCGTAAGAGCATTCGCTTAATTCCTTCATCAGAACACATTCCAATAATGTAATTGTATGCGTTAATCTTTCTCTCAAGTAATGCTAATTCACTATTTTTATTGGCTATTAATGTATTGGCATCATCTATTGATTTTACGGCAAATGCCTTAACATCACTTTCTTCAGGCTTCTCAAGTAACTTTGTCTTCTTCACTCCATACGAATGCTTTGAATGATCGAGAGTATGAATATATGATGCTGTTGAATATACAGTAGAATTTCTCTTATTGATTTCTAGATTATATGCATTAATTTCGTTCCTTACTGATGTAATTGCATTTTTTACATTATCTACCACAGGCAATAATGCAGAAAGCCGATCTAGTTCCGCTCGCAACTCTTTACCTTTTATAGAAATTTCTTTACAAACACCCTCATGTTTCTTCTTATGTGTTTCAGCCTGCTCTACACTAAACGAATTTCCGCATTGAGTACAAATTACATTAGGCGCTATTCGATCAATCTCATTTTTCTCTCTCTTATAGTCTCTTTTACACACTTCGAGTTCGGCATTAACCTTCGCTATTGCATTGTATAGTCCATTAGCATCTAATTCAACCAGTTTTTGATTAAGAAGAACTACTTCATTCTCAGCTTCAGAAATTTTATCTCTGAATAAAGCAATTTCCTCAGTAAGTGCTGTAATATTATCTCTCGAAGTGTTTTGAGTTTCTTCAATAATCCTGATCTGCTCGTCAATTTCTGCAATTTCCTCTTCAATATTAGAATTTGCCATGTTTATGACATTAGTGTATTCTACTATTTTACTTTCAGCAGTTACAATTTCCTGAGAAACCATTCTTTTCGATAGCTGAGCTTCGCTTAATCTTTCGTTTACCTTCTTCTTATAATCCCTGATCTGCTTAATAGAAAATAAATTCTCAGAAAACTTACGCTTCTGTTCAGGAGTCATTGAAATGAAGGGAGTTCCTCCAGATACTGCAATAGTATTCTTAAAAATATTAACACCAAATCCAAGAATAGTATTCTCGATGTACTCTTGAAAATCAGGCACTCCTGTTAAGAGAACATCATTCTTGTAAATCATTAATCTCTCGGAAGCCTTCCTAGATGTTGGCTTTCTGACGATCAAGTACGTATCAACTGTAGCACCTTGAGTCTCCAATAGAAGACTAAGATATAAACCCTTCTCGTTTATGTTATTGGTCCATTCTGATTGAGTGGACTGTCTATATGTTTCATTAAATAAGCAAATACACACTGCATCTAAAATGGCTGACTTCCCTAATCCATTTTCACCCATCAACCCTATCACGCCGTCATAGAAATTGAAAACGAATTCCTCATTTCCAAATCGTAAAAAATTAGCACCCCTGAGAGTCTTAAGTGAAATTGTGTGAGACATTTAGATCCTGTATCTGCTATAAGGGTTTGAAGGTCTATTTTCCTTCGGTTTTGGAGTTTCAACCTTCTTCTCTGATATGGTAGCACTATGGAAGTTTTCCGAAGTTCGAAAATACATATATTCTGCCAACTCAATCACTCTCTTAGTATATCCTTCTTTGTAATATTCACTTGCAATCTTAAGTGCTAGTTCATTCTTACGCATTGGGTCAGAATCAACAGTATGTATTAGATTCTTGAAACGAAAAAAGCATTCCCTGAATGCTTCCTCGTCTACTTCTTCTGAGGGAAAGTAGCTTTCTTCCATTAATCTAGCCTCACTGTTTTTCTTAGACCATCGTCATCGTCAAATGCAACAATAACTTCAATACCAGAATTATTCACTTGCAAGTCAACTGTTAAACATCTATCACCCAAGAAAGGTAGTAGTTTAAGTTTAATTGCATAGCATATGCCATCACTCATTAATTCTCCATAAAAATCATCTAATATTTCAACTACTTTTTGCATAGACGCAGTCGAGTCCTTACCGACAATATCATATATCCACGAGGGGGCTTTATATGAAGACCTCCAGTATGGATCTGTAACATATCGCCAGTCAGGGTCAATGGGTATTGTACTGATACCATCTAGCACATTAAACATTAGCTCACCTTGTAATTAGTATCATATTCTATCGCATTGATGATTTCTTGTTCATCGTTAGATTCGAATACCTCAAATTGTAATATGGATCTTCCATTTATGATAGGAACGAATTCCTGCCTGAATTGCTGTAGTCCAGTATCTTCGTAATATACTATTCCCACACCTTGTTGCCAGTTCTGATATGCCTTAGCTCCGGGTACTGCACCGGGATCAATCTTACAGAGACATCCAAACGATGCTGCAGTATACATGTAAGCAGTATCGTCCGCACCCCATAGAGTCTTGGTGGCTACCTCATATCGATGGATATGTCCCTGAATCACAGATACTCTAGTATCCTTGACAACTGCAGAAACAGTAGCGCCTGATTCACCCTTAGCTATTTCTCCATGAATACATACTAAATTGTCATTTAGCACTACTTTGCCCTGTGGATAGTTGGGATGATATGTAATATTCATCCTATCCAATCCGAGCAACTTTGGAATGGAGAGTAGAGGAGGGCCGTCTAGATCATCAACAGATTTTAGACCGTATGCTGAAATAGCATTCTGCATTAAAGCCTTCTCAGCCCTAATGTCATGATTTCCAGCTATATAATCAATCTCCATATCAGGGTCAATATCTCTAAACTGAGCAAGCCACCAAGCTAATTCAACAGCCGCAGCTTGAGTAGTAAAGTAGAATTCAGGTCCAGTAGGATACTTGGATTCTTGAGGAAGATCTAGATTATCTCCCAAAAGAACAATTCGATCTGGCTTAATATATCTTGCGATCTGAAGAGCAACATCCATTGCCTGTCTATCGTGAATTGCCGTTAATTTTCCATTTATCATATTTCTGCGAAATCCTACTTGCATATCTGGTAGGACTAATGCGGTCTTAATAGACTTGCTCTTATTCTTAAGAATCTTTTTAGATGCTGAAGGTTGGATGTAGACACTAACCGCCGCCGGAATTTCATAATTTGTAATTAACTTAATGCGTCTGAAGGAAACCTTAATTTGATGGAGTTTAATTAGACCTTGATCATTTGGCCTCATTCCATCCCATTCATTGTAAGTTACGTTTGAAACGTCCCATATACTGCGATCAACATCTAACTCAGACAGCAATTCATCAAGTGACTTCTGTTTCCCTGAATACTTGATTGTGATTTCTTTGGAATTTTTATCGTCTTTGATTTCTTCAATCACAGAGAAACTCGAAGTTTCAGATGGAGCCTTCAAGTTATTATCTGAATTAGTAATGTAGTCAATTAGAATATTAGCAACTTGAGTTCTGGTTACAAAATAAGGACCTTCAGTCCTCACGTTTTCGCATATGTAGTTTACTGTTTTTCCTTCGCGAGCGAGCTTAAGCACCTTAGATTCCACGTTCATGTCTGCTCCTTTACTGTAATTGTAGCACTTTCACATAGTATGTAGAAAAAATGTGCTAAGATACTCACAGACGAAAGTTTGAGTTGCACGGAGTCAAGGGATGCCAAAGCTGACGAAGCTGGCCGTGTGACGCTACGGAGATCGTTGCATATCGTAACCTTCGGATTACAGTATGGGAACGCAAGTGGGCCGGATGTAAGGGAAGAGACAAGCCTAAGAGTAACATCCATTCGGTCAATCTTCGAGGGGGAACGGGTGCGCAAATAGAGTTTCAGTATTTGCGTATACGGAAATAAGTACTTCTATCTTACCATCATAACTCAAAATGATGGATAGGGGGATAGGGGGAACTGGGTGAGGAGCGTCTGGCTAGATTCTTTTACAGACTCTACAGACTCTACATTCTATGGATCTCCAGATAATACTAAAAATCAAAAATATGAAAAAAGAATAGACATTCTAGACTGAATAGACTCATTGAAAATCTGGACATATCTAAGCTGAATCCCAAAAATCAGCGTTAAAATATAAGTATGGAAAGAGAAAAGAAAACTAAAAAAGTCTCGAAAGACTCTAAAGACTCCAGCAGTCCCGAAGTCAAGAACTATGTCAACTACAATCAACTCCGCAGCGGAATCATAGACGACATTAATAAGAAATTTGAAAGTCCATCAATAAAGGCTTTTGAAAAGTCTAGAGATGACTCGATTACTAAATTGATGCAAGAATTCGAAGAAGATACTGAAGTCCCTACTGATCTTGATCTACTATATAATTACAATGCAAATATAAACATTCTCATTGGAAAGTGGCTTAAAAAACACACCAAATATACTACTGGACTAAGCAAAAATGAAAGAAAATTATTAGCTCTAGAAGCTGATATTACCTATAAGTATAAAAGAGATCCAGAAGCACATAACGGAGTTCTTCTAAACGATAAAGAAATAAGAAACATCATTATTCTTAGTGATGAACATATTGAGTTAGAAGAGAAGATAAATAATATAAAGGCAGTAATAGCAGTAATTGAAATGGCTTTAGCAAGACTAAAAGACATGTCATTTACTATTAAGAATGCCTTAGAAACTCTAAAAATAAAGCACTTCATCATAAATGGTAATATTTAAGAAAATAGATAATTCACATGCTAAGGTAATTTGGAACCCAACTCCAGAAGATCCATATAAACAGAGTCCGTATGTGACTCTAGATAATCTATATGCTATTAGACCTGAAGGATTCATGTTTGATCCTAGATTTCAAGCTAATAGAAAAAAGAGATTCTCTAAGTATGATGGAAAAGTTAGGTTATACAAAATCATACCTAGTTTACTTCCTATGGGATTGGTTAGAGAAGCTGTCAGATCATTGAGACAGTTCGGATGGACTGTTCAAATAGACGATGAAATAATAAATTCATTTTCAGATAGAGTTGATTATTCTGAACTAGTAACTTCATTATGTAATGCTATTCAAAAGAAGAGTGGATTAACTCCTAGAGATTATCAAGTAAAGATACTCGAACTAGCTCTAAAACTAAAAAGATCTGCATTTAGAGCGGCTACTGGAGCAGGAAAGAGCCTAGCAATGTATATGATTGTTAGATTCTTTAGACGAGCCATTAATCCAGACATGAATTTTCTCATTCTAGTACCTAATATCAACCTAGTTAATCAGCTATATAGAAACTTCAGAGATGACTATGGCTGGACAGATATAGAAAATTATGTCGGAATGTATCATTCTGACTTTACTGTCGCTGAAAAGAAAATAGCTATTAGAAAACCAATTCTCATTAGCACTTGGCAGTCAATGGGGTCCTTATTAGAGAATAAGTCATTTGAGGATTATTTCAAAAGATTCTCTTGTTTAATGGTTGATGAACTTCATACTGCAAAGAATGATCACGCTGTCATTAATAAGGTAGTCTCGGCATGTTCTAATGCAGAATATAGATTTGGATTAACTGGAACAATACCCCGCCATATTTTGAATCAGAAAGTTCTGATTGGAAATTTCGGTGACATACAGCAGATTATTTCGTCTAAGGAATTAATAGAAAGAGGGGAGCTTTCAAAAGCTACCATAGTTGAAGTTAAAATTCCATACGACAAATACACCATCGAATTGTGCAGAAAGAAGAAAATTCCGCTTAATGCAGAATATGAGCTATCTAGACTAACTAAGTCACATGAATATGCCATACATAGTTTGATTCGCGATGGAGTAATTACCAAGGATCAAAATACTCTCATTTTAATGAAATATGTCGAGAATAAGGAAGTAGATAATATGGTGGAAATGCTTCAAAAGCAACACCCAGAATTTAAGATTAGATTTGCGCATGGTAAGGTTTCTGTTAAGAAACGAGATGAGATATTAGCTGAAATAGAAAAAGAATCTGGTATGATTGTAGTTGCAACATATGCAACATTTGGAACTGGATTTAATATGAAAAACTTACATAATGTCATATTCTCATCTGACTGTAAATCATATACAAAGATATTACAGTCTATCGGAAGAAGTCTCAGGTTGCATGAATCTAAACAAATGGCTCGAATATTTGACCTTCACCACGTTCTAGAAGAATCGTATTATTCAACTAGAGCTAAACATGATATGGAGTTCAGGTCAAATCTAGCTCGTCACTTCTATGAACGAGAGGAATTCTATTATGAAGAAGAATATCCGCAGGAAGTCCACGTTATAGATCGAGAATTCAGTTTCAATGGATTGGATCTTGAAGGAGTTAATCTTTCATACATGGAAGATGAAAAAGATGAAGATGCTTAAATAGAGATATGCTCTTAGTAAAACCGTCAGAGTCAGACTCTACAATTATCTCCATAAAAGCAGAGTATGCTACAAAATTAGTAGAATATCCATTACTTGGTTCAATGGAAGTGCCTGTTGGCGTTTATGTGACTCAACAGCAATATATCTTCTGGAGAGACGTTAGTTCATATCTCCCATATGGAGCGTTCCTTAAAAAAGCATATGTTAGACCTGATGACCATGCACTTAACGGCTTAATTCAACTAGAAACATTAAATCCATCTTTCAATTTTGATTCTATTACTGCAAAAAGGACTTCTTCTTCTAGCTCACCTAGTAATGGAAATAGTGCCAATTTCTTTTCGAACAAATTCACTCCAAATACAACAAAAGCATCTAATAGCGACATTAACAAGACACATCCTAATCTTAACGGTAAGTTTAAGTCTTATTATTTACATCAGTTTGACTATGATTCTCTGAAGAGTGAATTGCTGAAGGTTGGAGTTACTTGGAGTCTACCATTCGATGATAGTTATCAAAAGGGTTTGTTGATGGTTATTAGTCTAGAAAATACTACTATTGACAAATCGCAGGTTTCGACTCTGATAAACTCCATTATTACGCAGAATATCTATTTGAATGCATCGAAGTGTACATTATCTGGAACAGATCTAACAATTGAATTTAAGTCAGGTGAAGTTTCAATTAAACCTTATGAATTTGGAATATTAAACGTAGGCCCTAATAATAATGTGGCCGATTGCTTTTCCGAAAGAACTCTTCAAACAATATACAACAACTTAAAAATAAACGGATACGGTGATTTAGATGAAGTTGTGAAGCCAGCGGCACTCAAGGGTTTTCCATTAAAAACTCGTAAAAAAGGAACTGCTTTAGCTAAAGCAATTCGAGACTCATTGATTGACGTTCTAGGCGGCTCGGAGGGTATTGTAAGCGTTTTGCAAGGTTCAACCAACGAATACCTAATGGCTCTCATAAACGGCCTCATAGCCTCTAATAACGTGTTATATGACGAGTTGGACAGGCTTGGTGGCGGCAATGTAAAAAAGAAAGCACAGGAAGCATTTGAAAGCGGGATGAACAGGGCCGTTGTATCTAAAAATGTTCTGTCATTGCTCAACAATGGAAGAGAAATTAATCAGAACACAGGTAAATCTCTTCTATCAGTGGAAGATTCTAATGTTGTCAAGTCGAATGCGGCGGGAATACAGACTGAACTAGAGCTATCCAGAAAAATAGATATTGAAGCAGGTACTTAAACTAGTTCGTAATTTAGTTTAAGGCTCATAATCTTGTTTTGGAATTCACATCCCTTATAAGCAGATAGCTGAGAGACAAAATAGTCGCTTTCAAAACTATCAAGATCTCCTAACATTATTTCACCTGTTGAGCTTAATGGTATTTCAACTGAATACTCATCACTAAACTTGTCATATTGTATGTTTCGAACATTCGTAGTTGCTATATCACTTTCACTTCTAATAGGTGCTCTGAAATTTTCAGCAAATCCATATTTGATTTCAAAGTCGTCGTAGCATTTGAATTTCAACCATAAACATGGATTTACTATTTTTGTATATGTTTGTACCCCGTGACATCCTTCGCCTCTACATGGAAGTTGCATTGTGGTTCCATGTAGATATTTCTGGTATTTTAGATGCAACTTCAATTTGAACTTAATCCAACTTTCGTATGAACGATTCACCGGACTTGGTCCATATGGCGCTCTTATGGGGTAATTGATTGAGTCTATGCTGTCTAAGTATGTTGCTGAATCGACGGATTTATACGAAATACTGTTTACTTCCGTAGCCTTGCCTGCCAATCCGGTATACTTGATCAGCACTATATCTAATAGTTCGGTCACATTGGTATTTATTCCTACTTCTTTTGATGCTACAATCTAAGTATGGACACCAATGAAGAACCTTTAACTGAAGAAGCCTTCGCGGACGCTTCTAATAAAATCACAATCGCATTAGCTCAGTTGGGGGTAGACTTCACTGGAGTTCGAGATCGATTGGTTTCTGACATTCTTACAGCATGCGATGGCAGTACACCTGAAAGTGAATTACAAGAAAAATCAAATGAATTATATGATAAGATATTTCAGGAACAGGTTGATATATATTTGAGGGCATGTGAATACTTTGTTAGCGTTTTTATTGAGTACGCTAAGAAATATGACGTTGCTATTAAAGTAATTGACGTAGATACTATTTCTATGAGCGATAGTAATTCGCAAGAAGCTATTATAGAGTCAACCACTAGACTTATTACTAAATTAACAGATTACATGATTGGTCCGAAGGATGATTCTGAAGATGAAAATTCTCTAGAAGATAAAATGAACATTATCATTTCGATGTATCTTGACACCTCATTTATTTTAGGGTTGACAACAGCCAAGTCATTAAATTACTTTGTCAATAAGGCAGAGGGTGTAGAGATTGATGAGTTAGTCAAGGCGTTGGAGACTATTTTTCCAAGGATTTTCTGACACATCGCCGCACCCACACGGAGATGTTAATGTTCCAAACTGAATTTAGTGCGCTCAAGAGTTCACTAGAGAGAACGGTCGCTAAAAATCCAATTTTAATGAAAGAACAAGAGCATTTTGTTTTTTCGTGTATTTCAATTGCCAAGAATAGAATCTTCAGACTAATTTTGAAAGATGATAGATCTTACGCAACCTTCCTAGTAGAAATAGGTAAATTGGTTGAAAAAGGATGCGAACATGAAGCATTCATGCCGTGTAAATTTACTAATGAAACCGAATACGATTCAAATTTGGCTAAGTCAACTGAATTCGTTCGGAAGATTAATGAATATTCAAGATTAGAAGTTATAAGTAAACTACAGAAATACAATATATCATATGACATTTATCTAGCATGCTTAACAGAATATACAATTAATAACAGAAAAAATTCAATCGTTGATATTCTATTACGAGATTTGGATTTTTACGTAGAAAAGATATGCCTTTCTAATGTAAAAATAGTTTTAAGAATTCTATCATCCTACAGAAATACAGATTGCATGACAGTGAAGGATCTGTTCTCCGAGGGAGTAATAGGTCTTCGTAGGGCAATAGAACTCTATAATTGTGAACTAGGTATCAAATTCAGTACTTATGCTTCACAGTGGATCAAGGCTTCGATTAACAGGGCCATTGCAGATAAAGACTCACTAATCAGGATCCCTGTAAATGTCAGGGAACAATCAAAAGAAATCGATAGGATTAGAAGAGATCTAAAAGTATTGCTAGGGAGAGATGCGACCGAAGAGGAAATCATCGATAGGATGAAGAAAAAAATATCTTCACTGTCGAATATGGATATTAACTTCAACTATTATCAGATAGACGTTAATCCTCGTGAACAGAATCTAGACATTAACGGTAATTCTTCGGTGGATGCTTCATTTGAAGAAAATCTAATGGACGTAAATATCATAGACGAAACTGATTCTTTCACCATTCGCAAATTACGTGAAGTGATTAGGGATTATATATATTCAGTAGATAGCAATAAAGAAAGATATTATCTACAGTATCATTTCGGATTGAACGATAATAATTCAGTGAAGAGTAAAGAAGAAATAATGGATGCATTGGATATTCAACCATGTGAATACGACCGAATTAGAAAAAGAGCACTATCCAATATTAAGAAAGTGATGAGCAGGAATAAAACTGCATTAGACGCATATTCTATAGCGTCAGGATGGGATTCTCACTCTAATTTGGAGCATTAAGATGATAGAATTGTCTGGATATACTGGCAAAAGCGCAAGTAGCGTTAGAGATCGGCTATTAGCCTCGCAAGAAATGAAGGCTACCAAACCAACAAATCACAAAAAATACTCGATCAAATATAGTGTTCAAACACTCGTAATGGGTAAAGGATTTTCGGTACTCGATGACGGTTTCATTCACCCTATTGTAATTGAAACTGAAGTTAACTCAGTTGATGAATTCGAGAATTTTCTAGTAGACACGACAACTAGCAAGCATAAAAATCCCCAGAAAATGAAAAATGGTAATAAACATACCATTTTTTCAAAAACTGATGAGGATTTAATGTATGTTGATATTTTAGAGATCAGCAAAACTTAATATGCGGCTCCTAATGGAGGAGCAGATTCATTTTTCAACATATTAAACCACAATTCGAACATTTCTTTACCATCATTCTTGATTTCGGTTGCATTAACTCTACCTCCTCCGGGTAGAGTTCTGTCGTATTTTCCTATAGATCTTCCCCAAATCTGCATCAACAAACCAGCAGCTATCTTTACAAAAAATGGATGTCCGTATATAGTACCTAATTCAGCCCTCTTATATGCCCTACCTACAATAGTTCTTGGGAATCCAGTGTCTCTTGGGGTGGATATATGTGAAGTTCTTTTTCGCCTTTTTCATTGACTATTAGTTTTGGATAGAATTGCTCTCCAACAGCTTTATTCACTTCTGATAGAAATAGTCTAGATGATGTGTATGAAACAATATCCCATTCGTTGAAGTTTGCATTCAACGATATTAGAGTTTCCATCGAGCTAGTATCCACCATCATGAACGGCGATTGTAGAATACCTCCCCTAGATGGCCATAGTTCAATAACACTTTCTACATTATGTGGCATTTTATAAATTGACTGGTGTGGAATTGCAGGTATCATAATCCAAGTCTGATATACTGATTCATTTGTGTTATATCTAAAAAACAAATCCATCGTTTCGTTAATTGCTTTATCTAAGTGGTTCATTGGGCTTATTGCATCTGGAATTAGCTTTAGATTAATGTCAACCATTGGAGCACCAAGTTCCAACAGTATTAGTTCTTTTACTTGATCTCTTGTTATAAACATGCTAATATTTAGCTTCTTCCAATAAATAAACCTAGAGGTAAATAATGAAAACGTATGAACTTGCTGATATGATCCCTGTAGCTATCATGGAATCAAGTATGCCTAAGGTAAAACTCGGATATGGATCATATCTAACCGAGTGTATATCTAGAAGGACATTCTTAGAAGCCTCTACTGAAGCAGGTAACACCCTAAACAGAATTGCAGATAAAACTCTCGCGGAATTAAGCAGAAAGGGATCTGTAGATCCTGAGGCTTTCAGTGCTCTACTAATATTTTCTGATAAGGTTACAAAGATATTAGAGCAGTTAACCAGACAATATCATGATGAGACAGATCCAGAAGCCAAGAAAAAACTAGCCTCTTTGATTCTCTCCCATAAGTTCCTTTCGAATCCAGCACAGGATGGGATATTAAAGAAGGCTCTTGCGGAAGCTAAGCGTTCATCAGGAAATAGACTTGCTATGTTCATTAGTATTATTGTCAGGCAGATTGTTGACAAGAAGAGTGGGCATCCTATTGAGGATTTCAAGAAAGAAATAACCCATCTAAAAGAAGCAATTGAAAAGTTCTATTACGGTGAATTTCCTTTTCAGGCTACAATTAGAGCTTATAAGGAGCACCTACTAGGACCTAATAGTATTATCGACATAATGGATAAGATTGCAGATAATCTAGTGAATTCTGGACCTGAGATTGGTAATATAAGCACTCAAATCATTAAACACGGTAAGGAAGTTAAGGGCTTTAAGGATAATGTGCCTGCAGGTGCAGATCAGAGATTTACTAATCATCAAATGAGTCATTTTCATGAATCTCAGTCGATATTCATGGAAGCGTTTGCTGAGTCGCTAGAATATTTCTCTCGTAAAAACCCATAATATCGAATCTATTCAAATAATTGCCGATATTTGATTTAAAATCTCCCAGCAGTGGGAGATTTTTTTGTATCATTTCACTATATGCAATTTCTCGATCTGCGATGGTATACCCTATTAAGTAAAAAAGTTCTCTGATTGTAGTAATAGAATCGATTCTCAAATAAGATCCTCCAAATATTTCCTCAGAATTCCTATCACAGAAACCTATATAAAAAGACTCATAGTGATCGTCTTCAAGGAGTTCTAACAAGATTCGACCAGTCTTGACAACTGTACTATCCTCAACCTTGCATCCGAGATGAACATTGAGCATATGGACCTCCTCATGTGTTTAAGATACTATGAACACTCAAAAAAGTAAACAAAAAAAGGGCCTGCATTTCTGCAGACCCCTAGGCTCAGATCAACCTTCAGCTAGGATTAGTAGCTGGTGGTGATATTTGCGAACACGTTTCCGAAGTAGCCATTCAATCCAGTGAAACGAATTTCACGATAGAACAAGCCAGATCCGAAGAGGTTGTCGAGGATTGCGTAACGGGTCTTGAGGATGATCCTTGGAGATGCATCTTCAGAACCGACGGTCTTCTGAACCATGAGAGGAATATATGGGAGATACACGATACCAGCGTGTCCGGGCTTCTGTCCCTTGTAACCAACGAGCGCGTAGCTGTTGTTTGCGAAGGTATCAACGTAAACGTCGATTCTGGAGCCGTGGATAGTACCGATCTTAACACCCATGACAGTACCGTCAACATCTGCAGTGTTTGCAGTGAAGATACCAGTGTTCAAGCTCTGGAGTGCAGTTGCAACGTCCTGTGAGACGATTGCAAAGTTACCGGGGCCGAGACGAGTGGTACGGCGTAGGAAGTTAGCTGCTGCGATGATTGCGTTCACGACGTTAGCAAACTTCTCCTGCGACCAGCGACCGTCACCTGCAATGATGTTACCCGAGGAGGTGGTAACGCCGGGAGTAACGTCGATCACGAAAGGAGCGGCTCCGCCAAGAGCGGTGTTGATTGCTGCAGAACGCATACGGATTAGGAGTTCCCTGTCGAGTTCCTGCTGAAGCTCGTACTGGAGTCCTTCCATCATGAGGGTTTCAACGTCCTGACCGTGAACTGCGGCCAAGTCCTGCTGAAGCTCGATGGTGTAAGCGGTCTTGATTGCACGGGTTCCAGCCTTAATAGCCTTGGACTCGACAACCAACTTACCGCGAGCAATCTGCTCTCCGTCAGGAGCGTTTGCGGTGCCAAGATTCTGAAGGGTAGTCTGTCCCGGAACCTCAGAATAGTTGGAAAGCAATTCACCCTGTTGAGTGGTAAATGCGCTAGGAGCGGCAGAAGTTCCGCGACCAGTGAACTGAGGGAAAACGGTGTTGTAACCCATTTCGTTTCCGATGAAGTTTCCGTTTCCATCATATAGTGCATTACCGTCGTCATATGCAAATCTCATTGCGTATGCCAATCCAGTAGGACCAGTTAGAGGCTGAACCTGAGTTACATTCATTGCAAGTAGCTCAGGCAACATCCTTCGAACAATAGGCATTGCATACTGTTGGAACATTGCCATATCGCTAGTTACGTTCTGCGATTCAGGAAGGAATCCCTTATTCAGCTTATACTGGTTTTCAAGACAGACGGACATAACTGCAGCCTGTGCAGTTCCTTCAATCTTTCGGCCAACCTGAGTTGACTCGATGACTGGTGCCCATTTCTTCATGAGCGAGCCATGCTTAGAGTAAAGAGTTGTAGACATTCTATTTTTACCTCTTGGTAGTTAATAAGGAATTATTCGTTCCTTGTTTAATATTTAGCCACTTCTAATGTCTAACAAAAAAACATGCCAAAATATGTAGAAGAAATGAAAAAGGCCATCTTCTGATGGCCTTTCTCTATTAAATTTCCAAGTTTCTATTATAGGTGACCGAAATCTCTCATAAATTCGTCTGCTGGTCCCAATTCTTGATTATCATCAGGTAACACTACCTCAGAAGCCTCATTTACTATTCTTTTCTTTAATCCTGGTATACTGATCTTTTTCTTAGGTCTAAATTCACCTTTGTTAGAAGTAGTACCCTCAAGTATTGCGTCTACTTCATCAATATCATAGTCAATTGATTCAAACTGAATCTTTTTCTGACTTGGCTTTCTTGTATTCACAAATTGAGTTAATTGCTTAACTAGTTCCTCGTCAGGCATTTCTGATTCGCCTTGAAATTTAGTAATAGCTTCTCTGATAATATCCTTATTCAGTCCAGCTAGATGATTCGAAATCATCTCATGTAGCTTCACGCGCATCTTAAGCTCCTTGATTTTTTGAGATTGATTGTTAATTACTTCAGTCTGTTCAGTAATTATTCCAACTACTTCATTAGGTAATTCTGCAACTTCATTCTTTCCCGCATTTAGAATTCCACTCTCTTTTAGAACTCTAACCATAGATTCGACAACTGGTCGATATACTTCTACCTGTGCTTTTAGTTCAGGTGATTCAAATGAATTTTTCATAATAGATTCAGCGATAAACGATTGCAATCTACGGTCGAGATCCGATTTGAGTCCTTCAAACTTTTCCCTATACTGTGCCTCTAGGCTAGTTTTATCTGCTTGATTTCCCATTAGCCCTTCAATGCCTCCAGCAACTTATTGATTGAGTGATATGATGTCTCCATTGTGACGTTATGTCTCTTAGTATTGTAATCAACTTCTTGCTTAAATTCCCTAACAGCTTTTTCAACTGCCTCTGTTAAGAGCGGTATCTCATGGGCATTAACTGCCTCAGTGATAGCGTGAAGCATTGCAGACTTGCCGTAAGAAGGTCGTCCTACAATATCAACGGTAATTAATTCATAATCGTCTGCAACATATAGTTTTCCATTCATCTTATAAATGGAACCTAGACCTCTTAATGAGTTTCCAACTGGAATACCATTCTTCACCAATGCTGCAATAATAGCTCCGCATGGCAGATCAGTAATAACACGAGACTTAATCTTCAATTCATCTCCTACCATATATAATTTTTCAATTAGATGGCAGGCTTTTTCTAGATTGATTTCAGTGACAGGAAGTAAGATGTGTTCGCCTTCAGAGGTGACGGCTGGGTGATTTAATTCACCGAGTGAATTGAATGTTTCTATATAATTTTTAGTGTATTTCTTTGCTTGATTATCCATATGTGAACTAGTGTATATTCTACCGTTAATACCCTCAACTTCACATAGAATTGCAGTTCCTTCTAATTTAAGTCTTTTTTCGTGACCTCCAAATACATTTTCATATATTGGCTGTAACTTATTCTCACTTTGATAGTCAGCTATTGTAGACCCCTTATGGCCAACAATATCTCGCCCTTCAAGTATTAAATTAGGCATTTAGTTCTTCCTTTATTCTATTGGAATATGTTCTAACTAATTTCTTTTCTGTTACTTCAACAGATTCTTGAAGATATTTACTAAATGTCACAAAGTCTCGATTGAGTAGAGATTCTACTAATTTATTCGAGCTAGATGAATTGCTAGAAACTTCCATGATTATTATTTAGTTTTATGTTGAATATAATTAAATTATCCAATGTTCTCGGCTGTAGCTGGAGCCTCGCCCTCTTCAGGGATTGGGGCATTTTCTGCAGGTATCTCTTCAGTACCTCCGGGTGCAGGTTCAGGTGCTCCGCCCATTCCATTTACTGCAGATCCGAAATCACCGAACTGTCCACCTCCGCCGCCACCTGTCATATCAGATGGATTGGATAGTTCCATATTCTCTTGATCAATTTGCTTCTTCTTTGCAATATTTCTAGCAGTTGCCAATCTTTCACGTTGAATCAATATCATATTTTCTGCGAATTCTTCATCCGAAAGATTGAAATATTTCTTCAACACGAATTCCTTAGCGAATATCGAATTAGGACCTTCGGTGCCATCATCGATATACTTAGAAGCCTTTTCAAGAATATCGAATCTAGTATTTGTTACTTCAGCTTCTTTATATAGCTTAAATAGATTAGATTGAGTAAATTTACAAGTGAAATATTTCTCATTCTTTATATCGGCTTCATACTTATCCATTGTTTCTAGATACATTATGAATAATGGAATTGCAACCTGAGTTGAGAATGATCTCTGAAGTCGCTCGATGAATCGAGTTAATACTATTTCATCTCGGGTGATTTCTCCGGGCTTACCTACAGTAGCCTGTGCCTGTTGCTGCCCTGCCATCGTCACACTGCGAGATGCAGGGAACAATAGCGCCTGATACAACAACTGCTTAAAGTAATTCAAGTCGGTGATTTCACCTAAATTTGCGCCCGCTGCGATGGTATCAATCTTTGCAGCTTGAGAACCTTCAGGCAATGCGAAGTAATAATCCTCCATCATCGCAGTGATCTTTTCTAGACCTACAATGGTACCATCTTCGGTATTGTAGTATAAGCGACGATTTAGATTTTCTGACTGTCTCCTCAAATGCTCTTCGGCCTTAATTGGGGGCATATTCCCCGTAGGTATGTAGAAGGCTCTCTTTTCATGACCTCTTAGAATACGATAACGAACAATTGAATCTTCGATATTCTTGAGTTGATTAGCAACTTTTCTAGCATTTTCGAGGAAGGACTGTCTATCGTTAATTCCACCGAATCCACGCTCTTTATAGTCCCACCATAGAATTTGATTTGGATGGTAGTCTACATAATCTTTCGTTAAATCACCGCCCATTGTATAATATGTCATATTCTGGCGATTGGTATCATATGCAGTCTTATCGATTATCTGGCGATAACCAACGACGACTCCATCTTCCACAACAACGATCATGTTATATGAAGGCAATAGACGAATACCTGTGATTTGATTCATTGACTCAGAATAACCAACTTCAAAGAATAAACCACCTTCGATCAGAAATTTCTTAAACCAATCCCATGCATTGTCGTCAAAATCCATTACAGTCTGCAACATTTCATTGAAATCTTGCTGTAACTGTACCTTAGTTGCATTTCCTATTGAGACATTTGGAAAATTCTCGAATATCTTAAGAGTCGAGATCTGACCCGATTCGCTAGTTACAATTGCTTCATTACATATTGTTTCTAGGACATACCTGACTTCAGGTCGCTTAGCCAATCTAACATAATTAGAATACCTAATCCTTAACTGATCAGCCCATTGACTGCCTAGTTTATCTGCTAAATCCTTACGCCTATCAAGAGGATCCTTATTGCCATAATTGTATAAGACTACTCCTGCTTGAGTACCTAGAACATCATTAATCGAGTCTTCAGACTGTCCAATTTGATTTTTTCTAGCATTAGATCGACGCTCATTTTCAGCCGCTCTGAAGTCGTCAAAGTTAGAATAAACAGGATTATGAGTGACATCGGTAACTCGGTTACTTCCCCTAAGCCCCTGAGTTGGTCGTCTAATTGCCATTAGCTTGAATCCCTTTTAGTTTATTTTAGCAGCTTCTTGAGTTCAGAAAATACTGCATCATTTTTATTTGCGAGTAATGCAAAGACCACCGAGCTAATAGGTTTATTTCTCTTCTCAAGAGAACCAGTTTCAGGATTATACTTATAGTGTCTCCTGATATAAAACTCTTCCTTCTTGCTTAGTTTCTTACCGCCACCAGCGAGTTTTATCAATCTTTCACGGACAATTGAATTCGCCCTACATAGGTCAGTTATTTTTTGAGCAATTTTCTTAGATGGAATATCTTCAATATCGCCGTCAATTCCAACTACGTATGACTTATAGACATCTGTTAGATTGCGAGTATTATTGAACATCACCCCAGAAATGTCTAGATTTCCAAACACTCCATTCTGAGAGTAAAATCCGGCTTCTTTAGCAATTCGTAGAATGTATAGATAAACTGACTGAACTATATCGAAATCTAATGGAATGTCATTGATATATTGAAGTTCTGTTAGGGTTGGTATTGCAGAGCCTGTTTCAGTTGTTAATTTGCTATCTTTCAAGAACTCAATGTCATCCTCGTTGAACACTAGAGAAGTCAATACTAACATTACCTTATTCTTCACAGTCTTATCAACTTCAACACCATTTAGATACTGAATCATTGCATCAACAGCCTTGATATAACCATCGGTCAACGCATACATGTATTCCTTATTAACATCAATAAGCTCGCGCTGTAGTTTAGGCGTATTACTACCACCGAATAACTCAGCATCTACATAACCTCCCATTTTCAAATTACTATTCATTGCTTCAGACATTTTCAGAACCTCTTTTGTTATTTAGTGCAGCCTCTATTTTGTACTTATAGGCAGATGCCATTCTAGCAGTTCTATCACCTAGTTCTTCTTTTTCTTTTTCAGTAGATGCATAATTCTTGTATTTGGCTTGAATCTTATTAAAGTCCTCTACATTATTTATCTTTCCATCCTTAATTGCATTTCTTAATTCATCAATCTGTGCTTTTATTTGTTCTTGATTTAGGTTTAATTTTTTTAGATTATCTGAATAATTTGCAATAAATCTATTTCGTATTGCATCTACATTAATTACATTGTTAATCAAAGCATCAATTGCAGTCATTAATTCGAATACTTGAGCCATTTCATTAGTGTTTCCTACGGGCACAGATATTCTCTGAGATACTTTTTTCCCCTCGGAGTCAATGACTTTATGATCTTCTATAATGCCAAGACGAAACACTGTTAGCATCTGAGGTAATGAGTTAAACACTCCAGATGATTTACCTAAATTCTCAATCAATGCGCCAGAATCCTTAAAAAAATCTCCCTGTGTCTTATTAAATTGACCGTCATTATCTAGTATATCAAAATACTCTGGACTCAATTGAGGTAATTCTAACTGGAATATGTTTTTTATGTCAATATTGTTATATGCGCCATTTAATGCATTAATTCCAGAATTGTCATTGAATAGTCCCTTTTTTATTAAGTTTTCCATCCATTCCACAATTCGCTTGTCGTATTTTATTATGTAATATGCGAAGAACCTGTACATTGTATTAATTTTGCGCTTAGTTGCATCATCTCTTACCTTAAGATTTTCTTTACTCTTACCCTTATGTGCATTATATTCGCTTGCAACTTCATCGGCTAATAGATCGAATGTATCATGAATTCTGCCCTGATATTCTTTAATTGTATCTAATTCTTCAACATCTCCAATATTATACTGTATGAAATTGATAATGTTTGAGTATAACTTGTCTCGTAGATTAATACGCTTAACAACTACAGTCGGATCAGTCTTCTTGACTGCTACCGCATGCATTTTATCTATCCCGTCGGAGTGTATTTCTTGAGGAGTGTCTTCATATAAATCAGAATCTTGTTCTTGATTTTCAAAAAGTCTACCATTAAACCAAACTTGCATTCGTATATTTAGATTTTATCTGGCTGTATCATCTCATTTGCCTTAGAATTCAATCCGGCAACTAATCTCTTACCTAACACAGTAATGTCTAGAATACCTTTAGACTTTGAATTGTCTACTGCCATTGGAGGAGTTATCATTTCATTGTATATTTTGTTTCTAAAGATAGCATCTGCTATCGCATCTGCATTGTATAATGCCTTGCTAGGGTTAATGTCTATAGATGAAAGTGGACCAAATTCATTTACTCCCCCACCATTTAGTGCCGAAGCATTATTAGATATTTCTTCACCTGCTCCTGCGGCTAAGGCCATTGGATTATCTGGATTAATGTCAGCATCTACATCGCTCAGATCGATCAGATCAAAATCAGAAGAGTCCGGCATATAATCAGCGGGTAGTACAAATTCATAGTCTAATGGGAATCGTAAAGTATCTCCAAACATATCTTTACAGGTTAAGGTATAATTCCCACCTTCATCTTCCTCTAATTGGAAAGATGAAGCGTTTTGTAAAACAGGAATACCGTCCTTATATATGATAGTATTACCAATTTCCTGTTGTAGTCTGTAGAATAGTACAGAATTTGTAGTATCTCCAGACAATCTATATAATGTAATTGTTTGTTGAAGCGAATATGGATTAGTCTTGGCCCAATCAAATAAGTTCTCTACTTGATATTTCTTTGAAGTGTTTATATTTACTTTTAGGTTATACAGACTTATGAAATCTTCCTCCATAATTTCAAGGGTAGTAGATAGATATTTCACCAATTCTGGAACTGACGGAGGATTAACTCCTCCCATTTTACCAACTATCTTACTCCATAATTCACCCGGACCTAAGGAGTTTTCTGCTTCTTTCACAGTGATGGACTCACAAAGGTCAATCAAATCAACTATATCCTCATTACCATCTCCAACAAAACTGTTATTCAGGAAATTCTGTCGCAGTCTCCAAACCTCATTAGGCATCATTTGAGGGTGATATTCCCAGTTTGTGAAGTTTGAATATGTGGAGAACAATCCACCCCAAAAAACAGTATCATAACTTTCCATGTATTCGTTTTTTAGTGTAGCTTTTGATTTTCTCACTGCAGTTTTCAGATCAGGGTAAACACCATATATTTTAATGTTCACTCCAGTTCGAGTCTTGTGCAGGCCAAACCACGCCTGAGCATCTTCAATGAATTTTCTAGCGGACCCGTCTTCGAAATTAATTGGCTTCTTAACTAAACTAATACTTCCACTGATTTCACTAATTTGATCTTCTTCAAGGTAATATACATTAATGGATAGTGCTTTTTTGTATAAACTCCAACTAAGTCCATTTTGCTTATATTCCGGGCCAGTTATTATGTTTTGCTGTACATACCATGATCTTACAGTGGAGCAGATTTCATATCCATATTTTCTACCATCATTAGCCCCTCCATTAATAGTCCATTGATCGATAAAAGCTACAATACACTCAGCAAATGGCCTAAAGTCGTCGTCTAGCTTTGCTATTCTTCTTGATAATTCTCCGTAGACTTTTGGATGATACTTAAGTTTACTGGTATCTACGCTTGCACCTACTACAAATGCATTTGACCCAAATAGCTCAATATTATCGGAATTATCTGCAACTTCGATACCATTTATTGCATCCTTAATCTTTCTTTGCAACGCAGTCATAGAACACGGGAAATCCGTAATAGGGATCAACGGAGAAGGACTCTCATTAAAATTGAAAAAAGAGTCTATTATCTCCGTCGCATTGTCTACAATATTCCCTTCGGAATTAAGCAACTCCATCGATGTCTCTATTCTCCCTCAATCCATTTACCAAGTTCTGTACAAATGTGAAAAATGTACTGTACGATTCAACTGGATCAAGGGCGGTAACGTCTTCGAGTTTCTTCCAAATGGTACCTTTAACCTTTTCAAAATCTTCTGCACTCAGGTCATTAACTCCAGTCAAATCAAATAATGAAGTTACATATCCTACAGCTTCTTCTGAATTTTTCATAATAGACCCGTTAACGACATTGCATAATCCTTTGAGTGCAGGATCGCTATTATTGGTCAAGTCATTAATAGCACTGAATGAACCATCTACTTCTCGACCTAGAAATGAATATGCATTTGTGTCTACATCCTGTTCATTATCCTGTTTGACCTTGGAGAATACATCATCCTCCGTCATTTGCGCAGGATCCTTCTTCTCTTTAGGAGCGACATCTTCATCTGATTGCTTTTCGTCAAACTCGTCAGCCTCGGTCAATAGTCGATTAAATGCAGATAAGTTAACATCATGGAAAGCTGGGTATAGTGGATTAGTCATGTTGATATTTATGTCACAAAAAAACCTCGCGAATTGCGAGGTTCTTAAGGAGTGTACTCGAATTATGAATTAAGATTGAAGCGACTTCTTTGCGTTCTTAATTGCTGCTGCGGCTTCCTGTAGAAAAGACACTGCAGACTTATCAGAACTTTCAGAAATAGCGGCTGCTATATTTGCAGCTTCTTTCTTTTCCATTGTTGGCTTCTTAGCTACCGTAGCTCCACCAGCCTTAGGTGCATTAGGGGTTTCGTACTCAGTTCCCTCGGAAGGATTTCCCTTAGGATCTGCAGTCTTCTGCTCTCCCTTAGTATTGCTTGGCTTAGGTAGCTCAGGTTCGGTTCCAGTTTCATCCTTAGGGGATTCATACTTGGTTCCGTCTGGTGCTTTACCTTTAGGATCTGCAGTCTTCTGCTCTCCCTTAGTATTGCTTGGCTTGGAAAGAACAATTGGATTACCTGCTAGATTCTTCCATAGATCAGCGAAGGACTTTTCTCCATTTGCACTCTCAGTAAGAATCTTGGATACCAATTCCTTGAGTACTCCAACAGTCAATGGAGCGTCGTCAGAAAGACCTGCACCCATTACATCGTCAGAATCTCCGTCTCCGATTACTGGACCTGCATCACCTGTGGTTGGCTCTGCGATTGGAGTAACTAAAGGATCATTGTCATCAATTACCTGAATCACCTCATCAGGGTTTACATCGACTACACCTTCTTCTCCACATTCCTGACAAACGCCTTCCTGCATTGCAGCTTCAGGCTTGACTTCGTTATCATCGGATCCTTCACCTGCGGCCTCAGATCCATCAGAACTCTCGTTCAATGCGCTCTTGCCTTCTTCATCTTCTTCCTTCTTCTCTTCAGAGCCTTCACCAGCACCCTCGCCTGCCTCTTCAGCACCTTCAGAGCCTTCTCCGCTCTCGCCAGTACCTTCGCCGCCCTCAGAGCCTTCAGCACCTTCAGAGCCTTCTCCGCCCTCGCCAGTACCTAGATTGTCAACGTCTTCGGGCATCACGCCATCCTGCTCAACAGTAACGCCAAGCAACTCGTTGATAAATTTCTTAATGGCTTCAATCAATCCTACTCGATACTTCTGCTTTTCGACAGGTCCGCCTAGACTAGCTTCCTCTGATTCGGTTAGGTAAGAAGTTTCATTTGCAACTTCATTCACAATCATTTCAAGAGCAGGCTCGGAAATAGATTCCTTATCCTGAATCTCGTTTAGCACTTCAGTAAGCCTCTTTTTCACAGACTCCTTCTGCTCAGAGCTTAGGGTGATGTCTTCTGCGGAGAACGAAGGTCCACCTTCTACAGGAGTTTCCTCTTGAACGTCCACAGTATTAAATAAGTCATCTGGATTGAATACGTCGTCGCCTACGGGCTTATCCTGTACTCCATCCTCAACGGCTTCGGTTGTTTTCTTTAACGAAGTGGCATATTCGCCTGCATACGCTTCACACAATGCGAAAATAGCTGCCTCTCCTTTTAACTTATCTGTGAATGAATTCATATTTGGTTTACTCCTTGTTCTTTATTTAGCGAAGTTTTTTCTCAACTTGTAAAAATGTTTAAGTTAGAAGAGTTCGATGAATGGTATTATCAATGTCTTGGGGATCCCTTATAATGGTTGATTTATTATATTTGAAAGTCGCAGTAGACTTTAATTCGTCCGCGCTTGCAAAATTCATTGTAATAGGTCCAATTGCAGTACAGAATACTTGTTCATATCTGATTATGGCGGTAGGCCAATTCATATTATTCACGACCCAAACATCAACGAAATCACACCAAGCCCTCTGAGCATCCCATATTTCCTCTGAACTTCTTACATTATTACTATCTAGTCTATCTCCAGTACTCCTATATAAATCAACCCATTTTCTGAGTAATCCATAATTATTCAAATATTCATCTACCATGAATTCAACAGTAAAATCTTCATTCTCATTTACTTGTGAATTAGGTACATTAATTTCGAATCCGAAGAATTTACTTTTATTAAATCCGGCACTGGCACCCGCCCACATAAAAGATGAAATGTTATATTCTAAACATTGATTGTTTAATGTATCTGACTTAGACAGATATACGGGGAGAGGCCCAAAAAGCATCTTGGAACAACCCTGCTGTAGTCGATTTAAGACTTTTTCCTGATATGGACCTCTAGGGGTTTTTATCTTTTCCATGTTATCCTATGCTTTGGTAGTATGTAGTAATCTTCCATCCGAATTTAGCTGAAATATGATCAATCTGCTTAGTATCGTTAGATGAAACTTCAAGTATTTTAGATTGGGTGTATAGTTCAGATGGTATAGGAGTGGATTCTAACGGAGATGCAGGATCCACTTCGATAGGTGGCGGAATCTCTGCTAATATCGTAGGAACTGCAGTTGTATCATAGTTTTCATCAGCTATGTATTTCGCAGGAGTATTTTCTACGAGTGGACTTCCTGACTTGACCTGTACGATTGGATCATATTCAACATGGGTGTCGGAATATACCTTACCCTTATATGCATTGTATGTAAATCCCGCCCTATATGAAATACTGCCATCTGACTTAAAAGCCTCATCATTCTGTAGACGATTTGATAGATATGTGTTTTTAGCTTGAGGATCAATCGAACAAAGGAATCCGCGAATCTCATTTGGCTTCAACACTATTGGATCTAGAACACTCCTAATACTAGAGTAATAAGAGAAATACTCATCATCTCCCTCTTTGAAGGTGTCATCCTTACCAAACTCTACCACCAAAGATTGATATGATTCCTTAGGTAGTTCATACTTAACTAAAGAATTCTTTATTTCAACCGAAGCCTCTCCGGTTGCAACTGAACCATCAACAATTACAGTAAAAACTGGACGCCAGTATTCAAATACCCTAGACTCCGTCAGATATTGCTGTTTGGTGGAATTTATAACTCCTACGCCATTAACGAGAGGCGATAGTAGTGCATCTAGATAATTCGAGGTCAAATAATCAACTGAAAACGACTTAATTTCAGTTGACGATTTAACTGAATAATTAGCTACTAATTTTCCATTGATATTTACTATGCCAACTTGACATTTGATCGCATCTATGTAATTTAGTTCAACTGGTAATTTAGTAGGATCTGATGGATCATAATATGATATTACTGTCTTTCCATCTACGAACTGAATGGTTAATCCAATAGAAGATTCAAAATGTCCGAGCCTAACTGTTAGAATATTTCCATTTAATGTAGAGGGATTTAATTCATATTCGAATATTATACCGTTCTCTTCAGGCTTTATTGTATATCCGGTGAATTTATTGGACCAATAAGGACTTGGAATGTTTCCATCAATTCCTTCTATACTATCTGCATAGTTTTCAGGGAATGAATAATCACTTGCTACTTTTGGTTTGAAGAATGAACAAGGGCGTCCATAAAATACGGATGATCCTACCTGACCTCCAAATCGAATCTTATTTCTATGCGACTGAACTGTATTGTTTCTAGTAAATATCTGCTGTTGCTGATTGAAAGATAATGGAGATGCAGGAATTATGCCATCTATATTTTCTGCGACTTCTGCTGTTATTAGTATCTCTTCATTTTTATATGTTTTAAGATATTTGTCTTCTAGAATTCCATATCCAATGTACTTTGAGCCTTTTAATGAATCGAATTTAATCGGATCATACTGACCATTATGGTTTATGATTTTGTTGTTTAATTCTGCAGAAGAGACAAATACCCTATCATAAGGTACAAGTGAGAATTTCGATAATGTATATACAGGTAAAGTATTGGCGCTCACATAATAATAATCGACTCCATCAATTTTAACTGAGTTATTTACTTGTATCTCATTGTGCTCATAATCTTGGACAATAGAAGGTTGAGGTACTCCATTTGAATTATATGAAGAATCAAAAAAGAGGATCTCCGGCCATTTTGATTGGCTAGTATATCCTTCAGGAGTTTTGAACATAACCCTGAACTCGAACTGATCTCCATCGTGGGCTGAAATTGAATCTAATATTACAAAGATGGCTGGAATATCAATGTCGCCCTCAAGTACGCTGACATCTATTGTTAAATAATGGAATTTAACGTCTTTTGCTGGAGATAGCTTAATGAATGCATATTTCGAGGTAGTGTGGTATTGTACTTCAGTTTCTACCTTATATGTCGAGTTGTTATCTGAATTGTAACTGAATCCATCAGATACTGGCCAGTATTCTCCAATCTTAAACTTCTTCCAAGTCTTAGATTTTGTCGCCAGTTCATTTTTCCTAATTGCGTCATCATATTCGACTAATACGCCAGATAAAGTACCTAACACCATCTTAGTGGTGTCATTGATAGAGCTTAGAGTTACTATTTTCTCTGCCAGCTTGTTATTGATAACGTCTGGAGTTTCTCCTAGAGCAAAGTCATCAATTACTGGATATGGAACCTTATTAGCTTTACTGCCCTCCTTACCGTCAAACATATCAGAAGGGAGAGGTTCCCTACCATATAGGTAAGAAGTTCCATGTTGATGGAAATACTCTGACTGCTCAGGAGGGGTATTCTCAATAGTAGTATTCTTTTTAGAGGATAGTAAAATATCCTTTAGTGCATTTACAATCCCCTCGTTTAATTCGAGAGAATCATTTAATGCATTAACGAAGTCACTGATGAACATTCAATTATTTATTATGCTGTAGGATCTACAAAATTAGGGGAATATCTAAACGAGGATGTATTACTGTTGTACTTATACGATGGCATTGCATAGTAATCGAAAAGTTTCCAATCAACTTCCATATTCTCATTGGGGATGTACTTAAATGAGATTTTGTATGTGATATTAACATTCTCTTGGTTAGGTGCCGTTGTATCGTATACAGTAGACGTTGGAATATTCTTTAAGCCACAAATTTTAACTCCATTGGAATTGTAAAACTCTACAAGATGATTATCACTTGCAGGGAAAGGGGTCTGGATGGTGACAATAAATTCTAGAGAATCACATTCTGTAGCACTAGCTAGATTAATTTTTACCGCACCTATAGAGTCACTATTTCCATCATATTTCAATATGTTGATGTCAGCAGATTCGCCTTTTATTATTGTAATTGGAGATCGCAAATCAGCGTTGTTGTTATATGATCCCCAATTCTTTGCCTTTCTAGCACCAGAAAGAGAAGCTGCCTGCTCAGAGACATAATCTATCGCATGCTTCTTAGTAGGTATCCTGAAGGTTTCGAAGAAAGGATAATTAGGTACTCTTAAAGTAACAGGGATAGTATCTACATCCTCAATAGTATTCCAGAGGTACATCTTATATAGAAGCTCTCTAGTATTTTCATTAAGAGTTTCTATTTTATCTGCCAAGTCTTCTAGTGTAGTATACATTAGCAAACCTCGCCAATATCAGCAACTTCAGTTAATCCAAACACTATATTGCTTCTGCCATCATATCCAGCGCCAGTATTGCAACATCTAGCCCTGAACCCAAACAAATAGGGGAGCTTGATTGAAACCACGTTATTGAATTCGTTTACGATGCCAGATATTGGATCATAAGATGCATCTGTTGGATCTATTAATTGGTAAGGAATAGTAACTGAGATAATACTCTCTCCAATATTTTGAGCCGAATGTACTGTTAGTGTAGCATCATTTAATGTGACATATACATTCATAAGAGATGCATGTAAATCAGATAATCTAGCCGAAGATTCACTGGCGTTTGAGAAGTTTAATTGACTTTCTGAGGCAAATAACACATTTTCGTTATTAGTATAGTAATATGGAATTCTATATCCAGAATACTTATTATTTTTGGAGCTAATTGAATATAGTGTATTTGAAAGTTTGGTTATTGTGCAACCACCTATTGCAATTTCACTTGGATAGTTTTTTCTGTTTTTTGCTAGATAAGATATAGGCTCTAGGTGAAAATTAAGCGCATCTCTAACAAGTTCGTTAGCATTTACTGAAGGATCTTTTTCTGTAAATTTACCAGCAGGGTCGTATATATTCGACATTCTTACGAATATCGAAGTAGCTGAATCATAAGAAATTTGTAATTCGCTAGATATTTTTGACGGAGTAAATACAAATTCAGAAGATTGAATTAGTGTAGTAATGTCTCCATTATATGCTTCAACATAGTGACCTCTATCAATAGAAGTGTCAGCATTTAATATCTTATATGGATCCACATCGTTCTTACTTAACACAAACGAGTTAAAGAAGTATCCATCTTCACCAACATTCAAACCAAGATAATCAACTATAAATCCATCAACATCATATTTAACTGGCAATTTCCCTGTCTCAATTAAATATGCGATTTGAGATATTGTAATTCCGCCAGAGCCATTATCAAAATATTTAATTGAATTTGTAATATTATCGTAGTACATGAAACCGAGTGTGGAAATTATATGGCTGTTTTTAGATCCAGCGTCTTTCAAATCAGTAAATGAGGAGAAATTATTCAGAGTCTCATCTAGTTCAATAGCGGCTGTACCACTTGAATTACATATGGATCTTATTACGTGTCTCGAATCATCTGATATTGTTGCCATTAATTTTGAAACTAGCCTAGTTTTATAGTTAATAGTTCCATCCAGATATAGTGCATTTGAGCCAGTTAATCTATATTTCTTAATTTCGCTACGAGTTGCATACAGTCCATATCCGTTATTACTATCATTATTCCATACGAAATCTATAATTTTTCCATTTGGGATCGCATCGTTCCTAGCAAACGCTTTTTCGCTTTGAGTTATCTTACTACCATCAAATGCATATTGCATAATGACCATGGCATGTGCATTTTTATGGAAATCATACGAGCAAGCAAAAGCATTCATTATTAGTGCATATGGCCTAGTACTTTCATCATCGACCACTGCTATCTTACATGTATTTCCAACTAATGCATACTGTCCGAACGAATCAGTTGATTGATCAACAAATTGTAGTGAATTAACCATATCATATGCAATGTCACTAGCACCTCTATTCCAGTAATAGTAAGAATTCCAATCACCTGAATATGGATTAGCTGATGTAGATACTTGATAGGCACCCATGCTATTCAAAGGCTCAATTTTTGAAGTAGTTACTCCGCCTTCTGTGATACAGTCATTTTCTAGGTAGTACACATTATAGGTGTAACTTTGAGTAAGATCTGAAGTCCACAACCTACCATTATATGCCGAGTATGAGAGGGCAAACCACACATGATCAGTGGACCCTCTACTAACATAATCAACCGATATATCATATGCAGTCGTTGCATTAAGAGTGTACTCCGCTATTTGGTCGAATTTGGTTCCATTGCTGCTAAAGTATATCGCGTATTTAATTCTACCAACCAATTCAAACTCTCTTACCATTACATACATGCCATTAGAGGTTGAAAATGCTTTTATCGATGGATCATATGCATAAGGGGTGCTATCTAGTATATCGCCAGTAATATTAGTATCTTCTTCATATTCACCGCTTATTATATATCCACTACCCCCATCAGAGGCAACAGGTGCTTTATACACCTTCAAATTAGAATTTTCTAATTTAACCATATAAGAAATTAAAGATCCACTAAGATTATTGAAAGTTGTATCGAAATATTCACTGCTATCGCTTTCATATAGCGTATTAGCAATGTCCTTAGTGTATTCATACGCACAGTAAGTAGTAGAAGTGGTTTTACCTAAGCTATTAGGTACATATTTTACTGATGGATTTTCATAGCTAGGAGTGACGTGTTTAACTCCAGAAAGCTGATAATTTGCCTTCTTCTGGACGTAAAGGTTAGGTATGACAACACTACCCTTAGTAACTACAATTTCGTTGGACATATTGCCCGAGCTATCTTCTATTCCTATATTAACCCTAGTCTTGGATCCAATAGAAGTAGAAGTCTCTGACGAAATTTTCAGAACATCTCCAAATAAAGAAGATGCTGCTTTTGTAAATATTAAGCTACCATATTCATTAGCCAATTCAAGACTATCGCTTGCAGTGACCTTTAAGTTCTTAACATCGCCAATATATAGACGATTTGCCTTAAATCCGTTTTCTATTAAGTAAATATCGTATCCACCGTTATTGTAAACTGCAGAAAAAAGTGATTTGCTGCCAGAAGAATTTCTCATTTTCATTTGGAAATTCTTACCTTCAGTCAGATCAATCTCCATTGATCCACTTCGTATAATAGTTGAATATGTCGATTGTTTTGGATTTGCTATATCAGCAGGTCCAAGTATAATTGTGTTCGTCTCTACATTTAATGAATTTCTTGAATATTCATAAGTAAATGCCGCTGGAGCATCTACCCTTCCAATTACAACATTAGATCCAAGAATTACAGACTTACCGTCAGAAACTCCAATAGATACATTATCTAGATTTGCCTTAAATGAACCGGAATCTAATCTGAGTGTTCCATTATTGAAATCAATTACTGAATTTTCGTCAAGAAGTAACTGACTAGAAATTAAGTTTTCTGTAACATTTGTATTCGTAATGGCAATAGGAAATTCATTCGCCCCAAAAAAAGTATCTACCAATACGGTTAATTTTGTAGGATTGTCTGCTACATTCTTCTCGAAAATCCATCCATTGACTGCCTTGAATCGCAAATTCCAATATAAGGGTCTTTCTGAGGTAGTTCCTTGGGTTCCAAAGATAGTGCTTCGAACAGCGGAGAAAGATGGCACCGTAATAGGCTTTAAGAATATACCCGTACCATTAGATTCTAAAGTAGGAAGCGCATCAACTAAATTGAAAGTTACTGAATCTTCTGGTGTTCTAACCCATAGGGAATACTTGTTGAGTGTCTCAAAGGCATTCTTTAGGGCCAAATCAAGGGTAGCTAAAGCTCTCTGTTCATTATTCATTTGTCACCTTATTGGATATTTATGGCTTATGAAATAAAGCTACTCTCGTCAATCACAGAATGGCTTTCTAATATCCATCCAGAATCACCTGAATATGAGAATAGAAGAGTTACTTTTGCATAAGTCATACCTTTTATTAAATCAGAATTTATCTCAAATATCTTAGTTTTGCTTTCATCTTCGACATCATAATTAGCAAATAGTATGGATCCATTCCACCAGCTAACATCGTTTCCGCCCTCTGTATAATATCTTCCATCGAGATTGTAAATGGTTATTTTAATGAAATCACCGTCAGCAACCTTGTTATTGGAATTGAAAGTCTTCAAACTAAACAGTGCGTTACTTGAATTGATATACTCAATTCCTCCCGAAGTTACACCTCTAAATCCAGCCGCATCTAGCAGCATCTTCCTATTTGCACTACCCTTACTTAGAACATATTCCTTGTCTAGTTCTAGACCTCCGTTTACATCATATCCGGCAATCTTATAAGGAGTGAATGGATTCACTCCAGTGATTTCCTCGACTCGATTAGCCAACTGAAGAACCATCATCTGTAATTGCATTATGGTCTGAGCCATAGATGCATTATTCATCATTTGAGCTTGGTAGAATTTAGTCGCTTCGTCTCGTATGGCATCTGCATATAGTGTATAAAATTCAGGATCTGCCTCTATAATGGAGGTCGAGACAGTTAATTGTGTATCAAATTCCCATCCGGCAAATCCTTTATCGTCGCGAGTCTTATACACATCAAATGATATATCATTTCCACTACAGCTACCAGAAGGAACTCCAATATCTATCACAGCAAACAGAACAGGTTCTCTATCTGCCTGAGGTTCGTAATAATCTTTAGGATCTGTACTTGAAACGGCATCTAGCCTAGGGGCGATTACAGTTAGATATAATCCAACTCTATTAAATTTGAAATTACCTATTGACTTTCCATAGAAGTCTACCGTATTTCCGTAATTAACTGAAATAGGCGGCAATTCCATTGAATAATTCATTATTGTGGCATTTGCTACATTAGTCTGAGTGATCGGCCTAAACGCCTTAATTGGAAATAGCTTCGAATACTTAGGTATCATTTCTTGCACTAAATCTGCAGGTATATTTGCCTCACTAAGCTCTCCAGTTACACCTGAACCTTCAACATATCCTAGATATGTATGATCTGCAGGATGTGGAGATAGATCGAAAAACGCTTTAGCTATACTATCTGAAGGTAGTCCTTCGTATGTAGTTATTTGATTAGGTTTGAGTACATTCTGACCTACACACGAGTCATATTCATATTGATAATAGTTACCAAATCCTCGTTCTAACTCAGCGGAAGGAGATCTAGAAGGAGCGGGAAATTGACCTGCATATCTACCATATAAGAAAGGACATTGCCATACGTTGTAGATGTAGTCACCTTTAATAATTCCATCGCTAGGAGTTTGCCTGACCATTTCAGTCATAGTTCTTGAAACAGAATTATCCTCGCGCTCTTCATCTGAA